CGATTGTTGAGGACGGTCCCGATCGACTGCCCCGTGACCACTGAGACGAACTCATGGCCTTGGCCGGAACTCGCTCCGGTCGGAGTGACCGAAAAGACATGGTATTCGCCATTCGAGCAAGCCACTGAGAGTGATGCTTCCCGATCTGTGACGGCGTTGCACATCACGATCAGTGCGTCGCCGGAATCGAGTTGCTTGGGATAGGGCAAGGCGGACGGGAGAGGTGACGCGCCGCCATCCTTGCCGGACCCGAACGGAAGAACGGCCTTGACCTTTCCAGCCGATCTGATGTAATTCCAAGTTGCATCCGTCTCCGCGATCCATGCGCCTCGAGCGAGCGTGAAGTTGCCCATCTGATCCGCATAAGTCCCGACATTCTGTGCGCTACCGGTCCATGTAGCGTCGCTCAAAACCTCGTCCTCAGTGGCCTCGGTCGTGGCCGTGTTTAGGATCGGGATTTGTTGCCCTCGAGAACCGACGAGCATTCCGTATGATTGCACATTCGCCATACGATCACATCCTCACTCCTTTCCCGAATACGGGATGGAGGATGTTCCTCGAAATTGACCCCAATGGTCGCCTCAAAATCTTGCGTCCCACACGGAAGCCGATCGAGGTGGTGAAACTCGCCAAGGCCATCGGCAGGAGGTTGGCTTGGAAGTTGCTCGCCATCGTGTCGATTGCAAGACTTGGCTCGGTCATTATGTCGCCGAGCGAGATTTGACCTTGACCGGTTAATGTGAGAGACTGTTGATCGCGTCCGAATGTACCCATCCCGAGGGAGGTCTTCGAGTAGCCGAGATCGCTGGCTCCCGTGACGAAGGCATAGACACTCCCGCCGGTCGTCCCTTCGGATAGGATCGAGGCGTAGGTGAAAGCCTCGAGAGCATTCAGTATTGAGAAGGTCTTCCTTCGGCGAGTTGTCTTCTTCTTTCGGCGGGGCATTGGATCACCGGCGGAGAACCTCGGTAATAATGGTTCCAATTCTGCACTAAGTGAGATTAGACGAACTTCCCGTCTTGGCCGTGTTCAACGATCCGAGTCTCGATTGGGCCTTCGTTCACTCGCTGGGTGATGAAGTGGGCGATTGCTTGTTGGATGGGGTTGATTGGTTCAAAATCACCCAAGCCCGTCTCGATCAGCGAGCGTAGGGCATCGGCGATCTTCCCGTCCATCTCATCAAGCCCATTCCACACCGAGGCTTCGAGTCTCGAGAAGCAAAACAGCGTGAAGAAACCGTGTGCAACGACCAAGACGCATGCGATCATCGCCCACTCCATCAGCCACCCGAACCGCAACCGGCCCTTAACCGTCCCTCAAAGTGGCCTTGGCCGGTTTTGCGTTCACTCAGTAGTAGTAGTAGTAGTGATAGTGATATTTGTTATTGATTTGATGATGATTCATACATAACCATCATAGCCGCCCCCATCCTCGGAGGACCAGCGACACAGATCGCCGGAGAGTGAAAAAATGGCCAAGACCGAATATGAAGAACGACGATTCGCGGCAAAGACCCGCCGCGTCATAGACCAAGCGAACGAGATCATGGACGAATACGGAGGCGGGATGACGATCCGTCAACTGCATTACCAATTCGTGGCCCGTGATCTATACGAGAACACTCAGCGCAATTACAAGCGGCTGGGCGACATTCTGAGAAATGCTCGAATGGGTGGACTCGTTGATTGGGATCACATCGAGGACCGCACTCGAGGACTCTATGGGAAGACCACTTCCTCGGGACCGGAAGCGGCAATCGACCGAGCCACATGGTCGTATTACGAAGATGTGTGGGATACTCAGCCGGTCCGAATCGAAGTGTGGATCGAAAAGAACGCCTTGACCGGAGTTATCCAACCGACCACCGGACGGCATCGAGTTGACCACTTCCCAACGATCGGATACCCGTCGATAACGAGCCTCAAGAATGCGGCCGACCGAATGATCCGCATCAACGATCGCGGTGGCTACGGTGGGCCCGACAACCCTCAGAAGGTCATCGTCCTGTATCTTTCCGACCATGACCCCGAAGGGTTCCAAATGGTCGAGAAGGCCGATGAAGTCCTTCGAACCCTTGGAGTCCAAAATCTCGAGGTCCGAAGGATCGGTCTAACGATGGAGCAGGTTGAGCAATTCCAGCCACCGCCTTCCTTCGCCAAGGAAACCTCGAGCCGCTATGATGCCTATGTCGATGAGCATGGAACGACTGAGGCGTGGGAGTTGGACGCTCTCGAGCCGGAAGTGATCCAAGGGCTGATCGAGGCCGAGATACTCAAGGAGCGCAACGACGAGATATGGGAGGCAAGATTGGAAGCCGAGCAAGAGTCCAAGGATCGAATGCGAGAAATCTCGAACCGCTACGATGAGATCGTGGACTTCTTGGATGACGAGGATGATGATGATGATGAGTGGTGATACCGAGGAAATACGGATCATCTGCTTCGACTGTGGACTCAATTTCACGGTCACGACCGATAATCCCGAGGTCATCATCATGTTTGCCGAGGCCGGCTGTATGTCGCCTCGATGCAAGGCCGTTCATGCCTTGATGCTCAAAGATTCGGCCAAGGCGGGAAGTGGTGATGATGCCCAAGGTTGAATGCCGGTTCTGTCGCATCTCTTGGGAGATAGACAGCATGATCGATCTTGCCGATATCTTAGACACCGACTGCCACATTCGACCGCGAGGGGCAAAGCACGAAGTCCGAGGGATTCTATGACTTACACGACTTCGATCTCTCTCGATGCCGAGGCCGCCGAACTCGAGACTCGAATGAAACAAGAGGGCAAGAACTTCTCAGCGTTCGTAAGAGAGTGCCTCTTCCTATACTACCGCGAAGAACACCAATCATGCCGTGAGGGAGCGACCAAGATCGAGTGGAAGGATTGCGAGCCGTTCTGTTCTCCGCATGACCTTCATTACTGCCGAAAGTGCTGGCCGGATGGAACGCCCTCCCAATCCGATCTCAAGAAGGCCCGAACCCATGTCTCCGAGGTGGTCCGGCTCCGCACGAAGCCTCGGGTCGGTGAACCCGATCCAGTGATGGACCGCTTCATCGACGGCTTCACTTCTCGAGACGAAGACCACACCCTCCACATCCAATTAGAGCCGAGCGTCCTCGAGTGGCTTCGAGATCAAGCCTCGCTCTCGAACCGCTTCGTCGGATCGCTTGCAGGGATGGAAATCCCCTCGAAATCAAAACCGGCCAAGGCCGAAAAGCCCCGATCGCCACTTTGGAAGAGGCTCCTTCGAGTTATGGCCCAATAGAGACGATCTGAGCCACTCCAACCCCTCACACCGGCACTGAGTCAAGAAAGTCTCGCAAGTGCCTCTATGACCCCACCCAAGGGGCGACTTTTCACCGGAAGAGTGGAAACTCTTGAGCCGCGTCTTGCATCTCTCGAATTACATGGGACAGCACGATCACCCCAGCAGTCGAGGTGATGTCCACCGCTTGCGAGACTTCCGCATGTATGTCCTCGGCTACCTCGACACCAAGGAGGCCAAGGAGCGCACCAAAGAGGCCACCGACGGGACCGCCGACAGCCGCACCGCCCACACCACCCGCGAACGCTCCTGCAAGGTTCTGAGTCTCGAGCCAATCCTTCACCCATGCGTAGGACTTGCCCTCGGTGACTTCTTCCCATCCCTCCGGCAACCAATTGGGAAGGAAGAACGCAACCATCGCACCGATCAGCACCATCGCCGATTGATCTGAAATTAGGTTGACGATCGGTGTCGAGATTCTATTCATAGAATAAGCGGCCGAGGCCGATTCTAAGATTTCTCGCTCCTTCCCACCGAGCGTGATCCGCAACTCTTGGACCTTGACTCCATCAACAGGGAGACGGGGCATTCACCGAGCCACCTTCATCGGGACTCCTACGATCCTCACAGTTGCCGATGCGGCCGATCCAGCCGTCACCGGCATGAGGCCAAGGGTCCACCCAGCAGGGATGATGTTCCAGCCAACCGACTGTCGATCTTGGGATTGGAAGATTGTGATCGGTCTTGCTTGTGCGCCAGCCAGCGCACCGCCAGCCCAAACGATCGAGTTGGCGGTGGAGGCTGGGAAGGTTGTCCCTGCTGGCCACACTCTTAGATCATAATTCTCGGAGGCATCACCCCCGACGAAATCAGCCGCGACGATTCTCATGTGCGCGTCGATCGGAGCCGACATGACGAAGTATCCCACATCTTGATCTCCACCGGCAGGGACACCCCCCTCGGCCGCTTGAGGCAAGCCGTAGTAGTCCGGCATCAGATCACCGCTTGTCGGCCCATCTGATGATCTCCCTCATTCTCTTGACCCCGAGCAACTCAGCATCATACAGGGTCTTGGTCGCTTTCTTGACTTGCGATCGCTCGCTTGAGGTCATTATCTTCAACCGAGCCTTCGCTCTCTTGCTGATGGCCATGAGGATCAACCGTCCGTAGTGAAGACGGCTTTCGAGTTGAGGTGAACGAATACACCCCCACTTGGCTCGAAGACGCAAGCCGTTGCGCCGCCCGACGCGGTGAAGCCGATTGAACCGACACTGATCCCCGAGCCGTCAAGCAGTTGAACGCTCGAGGTCAATTCAGCGTCGTTGTTCCCACTGAACGCCATCCAATGCGTGATTGTGCGATTGTTGAGGACGGTCCCGATCGACTGCCCCGTGACCACTGAGACGAACTCATGGCCTTGGCCGGAACTCGCTCCGGTCGGAGTGACCGAAAAGACATGGTATTCGCCATTCGAGCAAGCC